GGTCTCGGGTGTGGCCGCTGATGCTGTTTACGCGGCTGCGCTGAGCAGGCCGTTCCAGGGCCGTCTGCTCTCGGGCTGGTTTCGGGAACTCCCCCAAGGCCGCATGCGCCTGATCCAGAACACGGTGCGCGCCGGGTACATGGATGGCCGCACCACTTCGGAGATCGTCCGCACGATCAAGGGCACCAAGGCGCTGAACTACGCCGATGGCATCCTGGACCGTTCGCGCAGGGAGCTGATCACCGTGGTCAACACGGCGCTGTCCCATACCGCCCAGACCGCGCGCGCCACGTTCGCCGAGGCCAATGCCGATCTGGTCAAGGGCACGAAGTGGCTGTCCACGCTGGACGCGCGCACCACCCACGAGTGCGCCATCCGCGATGGCCTGCTGTACGAGGTCGACACGCACAAGCCGATCGGGCACCGCATCCCCTGGCTGCAGGGGCCGGGCCGGCTGCACTTCAACTGCCGGTCGGTGTCGACGCTGGTCACGAAGTCCTGGCGCGAGCTGGGCCTGGACATCGACGACCTGCCAGCGGGCACCCGCGCCAGCATGGACGGGCAAGTGCCGGCCGACACCACATACGCCGAATGGCTCGGCCGCCAGAGCGCCGCCCGGCAAGACGAAATCCTCGGCGCCAAGCGCGGCGCGCTGCTCCGGCAGGGGGTCCCGATGGAGCGTTTTTATAATGACCGGGGGCAGTGGCTGACGCTCGACGAACTGTATGGCCGGGAAGGACTCAAGCGCCCTTGAAATCGCTTGACAAATCAAGATTTCCAAGGCAACCTGCTAAGGTGGCACAATTCCATGTAATCAATGGCGGCAAAGCTCCGGACGTTCCTCGCAAGAGAACGCGAGCGCCCCGCCAGAAAGACCTCCCGCAGTGCCATCGATGCCAGGGTCGCGAGACCGTCCAGGCGTCCATCGGCAACGTGCGGAACCGCCTATGTGTGACGTGCCTGATGAAGGGCGAGCGCGTGGTGGTGGAGTAGGGACAGGACCAAATTCAGTTTCAAGCGAAGCGCCCTCGGGGCGCTTTTTTTATGCGCCAAAGGCGCCAATCAGTCCAAGGGACACACCGTGAGCGAAATCGACCTCAACAGCAAAGAAGTGAAAGACGCCATCGCCGCAGCGGTAGCCGAACAGGTTACCGAGCAGACCGAGGGTCTGAAGGCGAAGAACGCAGAACTGCTCGGCAAGCTGAAAAAGGCGCAACAGGGTGCAAGCATCGACCCTGCCGACCTCGAAGCCGTCGAGAAGGAACGCGATCAGCTCAAGGCTGATTTGGCCAACGCCAACAAGGCAGTCAAGAAAGCCACTACCGACCTGGAAGCGGCCAACAAGCGCGCAACCGATGCGGAAGGCTTCACCTCCAAGCTACTGGTCGACAACGGGCTGACCGATGCGCTGGTCAAGGCGGGGGTAACTGACCCCGTATACCAGAAGGCGGCCAAAGCCATGCTCGCGGGCCAAGTGGAACTGACGGACGAGAACGGGACGAAGGTGCCCATGCTCTCCGGCAAGAAGCTGGCCGACTCCATCACCGAATGGGCTGGAAGCGAAGACGGAAAACGATTCGTCACCGCATCCGATACCAGCGGCGGCGGCGCACATACAACGAGTCGCACCACGACCACAACGACTGGCGCCTCAGTGGCTGGCGAAGACTCTTCCAAGCGTGTCGCCGCCATCCAAGAGCGCCTCAACAAAAACCCTGATTACGTGAGGTAACACCATGGCCCTTGCCAACATGAAAGTATTCAACGCCGAGATCAACGGCGTCACCCTGGAAAAGCTTGCCCAGCGGATCGATCTGTTCAACGCCGCGTCCCGAGGCGCCATCGTCCTGACGGCCGAAGGCTTCGAAGGCGACTACCGCTACAGCAACTTCTACGGTTCGCTGGCCGCGGCCCGTCGTCGTGTGGATCGCTACGCGACCAACGCCGCGCAGGCCGCTACCAACCTGGCGCAGCTGCAGGAAATCGGCGTCAAGGTCGCTGGCGGGTTCGGTCCGATCCTGTGGGAGCCGGGCCAGATGGCCTGGGTCGGCAAGTCCACTGCCGAAGCCCTCGACAAGGCGGGCGAAGCGCTGGCCGACCTGATCTTGCAGGACCAGCTGAATACCGCCATTGCGGCGGCCGTCGGCGCCATAGAAGCGCAGGCGACTGCAACCTACGACACCGCGACTGGTCCGATCAGCTACGCCGACCTGAACCTGGCGCACGCCAAGTTCGGCGACCATAGCAACCTGATCGTCGCCAACGTGATGGACGGCGCGCAGTACCACTCGCTGATCGGCCAGAACATCGCCAACGCGACCCAGCTGTTCCAGTCGAACGGCGTGCTGGTGGTCGACATCCTCGGCAAGGCCGTGGTCGTCACCGATGCGCCGGCGCTGCGTGAATCGCCCTCGACCGTCACCAATGACGTCAAGGTATTGGGCCTGGTTGCTGGCGGCGCCATCGTGTACGACGGTAGCGAGCTGGTTACCAACGTGCTGACCACGAACGGCAAGGAGCGTATCGAGACCACGTTCCAGGCGGACTACACCTTCGGTGTGGCTCTGAAGGGTTACGCCTGGGATACCACCTCCGGCGGCAAGTCGCCGTCCGATGCCGAGCTGGCGACCGGCTCGAACTGGGACAAGGTCGCGACCGACATCAAGCACACCGCTGGTGTCATCTGCCTGGGCTTCGCCAAGTAAGACCTCGGAGCCGGGTTCGCCCGGCTCCCCTTATTCATGCTCGCTGACCTTCCGGACAATTGGCAGCACCGCGACATCGCGGTAGCGCTGGGGTTTGTTCGAGGGTTCACGCTGGCAATCGATGGCGGCGCCCACCGTGGCACCGTCACCGCACAACTGCTGCGCCGCTTTGCGCGCGTGGTGGCGATTGAACCAGGACCGCTTGCTGAGCGGATCCCGGCGCAGGCTGAAGTTCACCGCGCGGCGCTTGGCGCTGAGGCGGGGCGTTGCAGCATGCAGGACGGCCGCGACAACACCGGCGAGCGGCATTGCATCGCCGGCGCCGATGTCGAAGTGATCACGTTGGACTCGCTGAACCTGGTGCCTGACTTCATCAAGCTGGACATCGAGGGCTGGGAATACTTCGCGCTGAAAGGCGGCGAGGCCACCATTCGACAGCACCGGCCCATCGTCATGCTGGAAGAAAAGGGGCACGAACTGCGCTACGGCTTGCCCGCGCGCGCAGGGTGCACGCTCATGGAATCCTGGGGCGCCAAGCTGGTGCACCAGACACGAAGCAGGGATTGGATTTACGCATGGTGACACCGGTGTGTGTGCTGCGATCGGGCGGTGACTTCACGGCCGAGCATGTACAGCTGTTGGCGTCGCAGGTTCCGGGGCTGGTCTGCCTGAGCGACGTCCCCGTTCCTGGCGTGCCCACGGTAGCGCTACAGACGGACTGGCCGGGCTGGTGGTCGAAGATGGAAGCCTTCGGGCCGTCCATCGAAGGCGACATCCTGCTCATGGACCTGGACACGGTTGTCCTGTCGATGCCGGATATTCCGACCGAGACCACCGTGCTGCAGGACTGGATCGAGCCATCGATCATGAATAGTTCGCTGGTGTTCTGCACTGCAGAGGATCGCGCGCGGATCTGGGAGGCGTTCAACGCCGAGCCGGCCGCGATCATGGCGCGCTACACGCGCTGGCCGACACTGGGCGACCAGGCGTTTCTGCAGACGATCATCGGCGGCGCGGCCAAGTGGGGACCGGAAGCCCGGAGCTACAAGGTGCACTGCCAACATGGTGTACCGGAGGGCACGAAAGTAGTTTGCTTCCATGGCAGGCCGCGACCCTGGAGCGTCAAAGCCAGCTGGATCCCGAAGCCCAACGCGCCAGCACCGCGCGGCCACTTCGCTGAGCTGGCGCTGAAACACAAAGGCAAGCGGATATGCGTCATCGGCGGTAAGCCGGTCGACAGCCTGCCCGAAGCCGACATCTACATCAGCACGAACGCCCATGGCGTCCATCTGGTGCAGCCGGATTACGTACTGGCGATGGACGAGCGCAACAGCCGCGAGAACTGCCCAATGGGGCCGTACCTGCGCGAGCGCACGGCGGCACCGATCATCAGCCCGCACGCCTATGCCGACTACCGCCTGACGAACTGGCCGCAGAATCCGCGGTTCGTGCTCTCGGGCATGATCGCCGCGTGGATGGCCTGGTTCATGGGCGCCAAGGTCGTGATCCTCGCCGGGATGGACGGCTACAGCGGGCAGGACGGCTATCGCGACGAGGCCATGAAGATCGACCGCGACATTCACTGTCCGGTGCGGGTCTATCAGGGCGGGCCGCTCACCAAGCAGTGGCCGGAATACGACGCCGACGAGAAGTTCGGAAAGTACAAGGCGAGCACGGCGATTGATGCGTGGCTGGGCAATGACGGAATTATCACAGTCCGCGCACGCAAGCCGTGCATGGGGCTGGAGATCGGTCAAACAATGAAGACCATGCGCCATGAAGTCGCACGGCTCTTGAAGCATCGCATGGTGGAGGAAGTCTGATGGCAATCGTGATCGAGGACGGCACCGGGAAAGCGGATGCCGAGGCCTACATCTCGGTCACCGATGCCGACACCTATTTTGCCGCGCGCGGGAACACTGTGTGGGCTGCGCTCGGCGCGCCAGCGAAAGAGGCCGCGCTGCGCCTGGGCGCCGATTACATGGAAGCCGTCTACGGCGAACGATGGAAGGGCGCGCGCGTCTCGATGACGCAGGCGCTGTCTTGGCCGCGTGACGGCGTGTGCGTGAACGGGTTCGAAGTACCGGATGACGTCGTTCCGGCCGCGGTCCAGCGCGCCAACGCCGAACTGGCCGTGCGCGCTTCGGCCGGCACGTTGCTGGCGGACCAAGGCGCGCAGGTTGTCTCGGAAACGGTCGGGCCAATCTCGGTGACCTACGCGGACGGCGCACGGCAGTACACGCGCTATGCCTATGTCGACGGCCTGCTGGGTGCTTACCTGGATGGAAGCGCGGGTCAGGTTCGGGTGGTACGGGCGTAGTGGCGAGCTTCAACTACCCCGCCACCGCAGCCACCGCAACGCGGTTGCTCCAAAGATTCGGCGCGTCCTGCACGCTGGTGCGCACCACGACCGGCGCCTACGACCCGGCGACGGGAAGCAACACGGTCACGACCGAATCGCTCGCAACGACTGCGGCAGTGTTCGCTTACGACCAGAAGTACATCGACGGCACGCTGATCCTGCAGGGTGACCAGCTCGCCTACTGCGCGCCGGCGGTCGAGCCCAAGCAGGGCGACTCATTCACCTGGCAGGGCGTCACGCGCACGGTCATTGCCGTGAAGCCGACGAGTCCCGCCGGCATTCCCGTGCTGTTCGAGGCCCAGATCCGGTGACCACGTTCGCGCTGGACCTGGCCAAGTTCGCCGAGAAGGCCGAAAAGAACGCGCAAGTCGTCGTGCGCAAGGTGGGCATCGACCTGTTCTCCAAGACGGTCGAACGTACGCCGGTCGACACTGGCCGGGCCCGCGCGAACTGGAATTGCAGCATCGGCGCGCCATCGCTGGCGACCAGCGAGCAGACCGACAAGGGTGGCGAAGTCGCCAAGGCCCGAATCAAGAACACGCTGCACGACTGGAAGCAGGGCGACATCTACCTCATGAACAGCCTGCCGTATATCCGCCGGCTGGAGTACGACGGCTGGAGCAAGCAAGCACCGGCCGGCATGGTCCGGATCTCGGTCGCTGAGTTCCAGACGTTCGTCGATGCCGCTACGCGCACGGTGAACCCGTGAGCAACAAGCGGATCCGCGGGCTGTACGAGGGCCGGCTGGCGACATGGGCGGCCGCACGCGTGCCGGCGCTCAGCATCGCTTACCAGAACAAGCCGTTCACGCCCGTCACCGGTACGCCGTACCTGAAAGCGATCCTCCTGCCGGCCGACACCGCGAGCGATGATCTGGCCGGCGCCCTGCGTACCTACCGCGGCGTGTTCCAAGTCTCCGTGATGGCGCCGATCAATGCCGGGCCAGGCCAGGCCGAAACCATCGGCGACGAGTTGGTCGCGCTGTTCGTGATGAACGCGCGCCTGACCGCTACTGGCTTCACTGTCCAGCAGATCACGCCGGCCACGCAAGCGGCCGCGCTGCAGGACGAAAAGAACTACATCGTGCCCGTCTCGTTCGAGTACCGCGCGGACACGTAACCCGTTCCACCCCGCAAGACCACAACGGCCCCGAAAGGGGCTTTTTTTGTGCCCGCTTGCCGGGCTTCAACTGAGGAAACACCCCATGGCCGTAAGCCTGCCGAACGGTTCCATTGTCGCCATCGCAAGCGGCTATGATTCCGCCAAGACCCTGTCCGCACTCACCAACGCCGACCCTTCCGTCGTCACTTCCGCCGCGCACGGCTTCGTCGATGGCGACTACATCGATGTCGTTTCCGGCTGGGCTCGCCTGACCGATCGCATCCTGCGCGTCGATGGCTCCACGACCGGCACGTTCGAACTGGAAGGCTTCGACACCACGTCGACCAGCCTGTTCCCGGCTGCGGGCGGCGCAGGCACGGCCCGCAAGATCACCGGTTTCACACAGCTGGCGCAGATCCTGGACAGCACGTCCTCGGGCGGCGAGCAGCAATACTGGACCGGCCAGTTCCTGGAAGCCGACCGCGAGATCCGCATCCCGACCACCAAGAGCGCCGCCGGCATCGATTTCCAGATCGCCGACGATCCCTCGCAGCCGGGCTATCAACTGGCCAAGCAGGCCAACGACGACCGCGAGCCGCGTGCGGTGCTGATCACCCTGAGCAACGGCGCAAAGCTGCTCTACAAGGCGTACATCAGCCTGGGCCTGATCCCGTCGCTCACTGTGAACCAGGCGATGACCCTGCCGGTGACGCTGTCGCTGCTGGGTGACCCGATCCGGTACGCCTCCTGATGGCCAAGCTCGTCCTTACCGCGGAGCCGACGTTCAAGGCTCCGGTTTCCATTCCGGTGCCGGGCGGTAAGCCGGTGCCGGTGTCCTTCACCTTCAAGTGGCGTACGCGCGACGAGGCGAAGGACTGGCTGGAAAGTATCGACGCGCTGGGCGATGAGGACGTCGTCCTGTCGGTCGCCACCGGCTGGGAGCTGGACGACGCCTTCGACGCGGACAACGTCAAGGCGCTATGCCAGAAGTTCGCCGGCGCGGCCAGCGCGATCTTCTCGACTTACGTCGAACAGCTCCGCGGGGCCAAAGCAAAAAACTGAGAGGCGCTGCACGAGCGATCTACGAAAAGGAGCCCACGTCCGCCGAACTGGCGCACCTGGGCCTCCTGATCGACGACCTCGATCGCAGCGCCTTCGAAGTGTGGCCCGAAAACCTGCAGGCAGTGGAAACCTTCATCGCCATGTCCACCCAGTGGCGCGTCGGCGGCATGGGCGCGGTCGGCCTGGACTACGGCGCCCTGCCGGCAGTTCTGCGTCTGCGTGGTGTACCGCGCGCGCAGTGGGCCGATCTGTTCGAACACCTGCAAATCATCGAATCCGAAGCACTGGCAATCATGAGCGAGGCGCGTAGCAATGGCTGATCTGGCGTCGCTTGGGATCAAGGTCACTACCTCCGGAGTTAGGGAAAGCGCGCAAGATCTCAAGGCGCTCACGAAGGAAGGCAAGGAGGCCGAGAAGCAGTTCAAGGCGACATCCATCAAGGCAATCGCCCTCGGTAACGCCTTGGGCGATGCAATTACTGGGGGATTCAAGCTTGCGGGTGCAGCTGCCCGAAAATACTTCCAGAACACCATCGAGGCCGAGCGCGTCCAAGCGCAGCTTGCCGCTCGCATCAAGTCGACCGGCGGTGCCGCGCGACTGTCGCTGATCGACCTGAACAAGATGGCGGAAGCCCTCCAGTTCAAGACCTCGTTCGACGACGAAAGTATCGGTGAGGTGCAGGCGCTCCTGCTCACCTTCACCAAGATCGGCCGGGAGACCTTCCCGCAAGCCACTGAGGCCGTGCTCGACCTGAGCACCGCCATGGGCACCGATCTCAACAGTGCGGCCCTGCAGCTGGGCAAGGCGCTGAACGATCCGGTCAAGGGCATCACCGCCCTGTCGCGCGCCGGAATCCAATTCTCCGAATCCCAGAAAGCCCTCATCAAGGACATGGCCAAGACCGGCGACGTTGCCGGTGCGCAAGCCCTCATCCTGAAAGAGTTGCAGACCCAGATGGGCGGCGCTGCGGAAGCGGCACGCAACACCCTGGGCGGCGCGCTCAAGGCGTTGGAAAACTCCTTCAACAACCTGCTGGAAGGTGATAGCGGTGATGCGGGCGTCAAGGGCGCGCGCGATGCGATCGAGGAACTGAATCGCACGCTGAATGACCCGGCGGTCAAGAAAGGGTTCGCCGACATGGTCGCCGGGCTGGCCAGCATTGCCAGTGCCGCAGCATCGGCCATCGGTCCGCTGATGGATCTGATCAAGCTGCAGCGCGAGTCGTTCGGATTCAGCCAGAAGCTGGCCGGCAACGGTCGGCGTGCGCCAGAGGCGCGCGATAGCGTCCAGGGCCTGGCCGCCTCCAACGCGGCGCTGCTGCGTGGCGACCTGCGTACTTTCGCGGTGGCGCGTGCGCGCGCCCTGCAGGCGGAACTGGGCATCGGCCAGGTCGCCGACTTCTCCGGCGTCAGCGCGACCACCAGCGGC